TTTTACGATACTCAACAGCGAGGCCCGCTATGCAAGGTGGCCGTATCCGTGAAATTCGGTGGTAAAGGAGAGGCAGATGGCCCTTGGTCGAATTAGTGGTCCGCTCTTAAAGTCGAATCTACTTCGTAATGGTGTAGACTTGGCATTTGAGACGAATCTATTGTACTTGGATGTATCAAATCGCCGCGTTGGTATCAATACCGGTACTCCTTCACACGATTTACAAGTTAACGGAACAATCCGTAGCTCTACACTAAACGTAACCAATACCAGTACACTTGGCCTAATTGATTTTACTTCTAATAGTATTACCAGCTCAAGCAGTCAAATTAATTTAACAGCTGGCGGCTCAAACCCAGTAGTATACCAAGGCATTTTACAAGTTGGACAGTTACAATTAACTGCTAACACACTGAGCACAATTGCCACCAATCAAAATATCAGTTTGACCACGACCGGTACAGGAGCAGTGGTTATTAATAATAATTTAACTGTTACTGGAAACTTGTACACACAAGGCAACTTGACTGTTGATGGCACAGTTACTATTAAAGGCAACATCACAATTGGTGATGCCACAACCGATACAGTGGCAATCACTGCTGGAATTAGTAGTAATTTAACACCAGATATAACTGCTACATACAACTTGGGTAGTGCAAGTTTTTATTGGAATAATACTTACTCCACTTCAAGTTATTTTGACACAATCAATGTTGCTAACTTTCAAACAAATAATTTAGTTTTTAGTAGTAACACAATTACCAACACTGTAAACAATGCAGATATTCAATTTGCTACAACTGGTGTTGGCGGAATCATCATTGGTAATATCAAAGTTAATGCTAACAACATTACCAATACTGTTTCTAACGCAGTAACAACATTTAATCAAACAACTGGAACTGCTAGTTTTACTGGATCTGTAGCAAATGCCACAGCAGTAACATTTACAGGTAGTGTTACTGGATCAACACTGACAGTTACCAGCGCACCAACTGGCGCAGGGTTAGTGGTAGGACAAAGTTTAAGTGGCGGCACAATACCAGTAGGCACTTATATTGTTGCCAACTTAACTGGAACTGGTGCTGGTTCAAGCAGTACTTGGTCTATCAACAACTATTTTACTCAAGCAAGCACAACGATTACAGCACAGCTAGCAATACTTACAGTTACAGCAGTTGCATCTGGTCCAATTAATTCTGGAATGATACTAACTGGAAGCGGAGTCACTGCGGATACTGTGGTTATCAGTCAAAACACAGCAACAACTGCGGCTGTGGCAAGTCCAACATTTTCAAGCGGTGGTGCATCAAGTTCTTATACATTTGTAGTGAGTTCAGGAACTAACATTGCTAAAAATCAATTTGTAAGCGGCACAGGTATTCCAGAAAACACCTTTGTAAGCGCAGTTTCTGGAGCAACAATTACGTTGACCAAAGCATTCACTACTCAAGCAACTGGAACATATAATTTTTACACACCTGGCACACAAGGTACATACTATGTAAGTCCAGCCCAAACAGTTAGCTCAACAGCCATAACTGGCACCGTTACAGGTTATGTTTACATCGGCGGAACCAACGGCGTAGTTATTCCAGCAGGAACAACATTACAACGTCCAGGTAGTCCAACATCTGGTATGATACGTTTTAATAGTGATCCAAGTAATTTGGCCGTTGAAGTTTATACAGGCAGTCAGTGGGCAGGTGTTGCAGGTGTATCAGCAGGTATCACAATTAATCAAGCTACGGACACAGCCGCTCAATGGGCGTTAGCACTAGGATAAGACATGGCAACCACATTTAAAAACGTATTAAGTACAGCATTAGGAACTGATCCTATAATAGTTTATACCGCGGCAGGCAACGTTCGCGTAACTGTTTTGGGCATCAGCCTAGCAAATTTAACAGCAGGGTTTGTGACAGCAAGTGTTTATATTACTGATCCAGCACCAACCGGCACATTTACTGCTAATCAAAGTACAGCTACTACTCCAACTGTACTTACAAACGTAAACACATTTAATAATATTTCTGTTGGTGCCGCACTTAGCGGCACGGGCATACCAAGCAACACAGTAGTTAGCAGTTTCAATGCAGTTGCAAAAACCATCACAATGAATAATGCGGCAATACAAACGTTGACAGCTAATACTGTTACATTTGCATCAACTGTATCTGCTACCGGTTATTATATTAAGGATGTAGTTATACCCCCTAATCAAAGTTTACGGGTAATCAATGGCGGCGAACGCTTGGTACTAGGGTCGTCAAATAGTTTGGTATTGATAACAAATACTCCATCCAGTTGCGATGGTATTGTTAGTTTAGTTGAAATTGTTTAAGGAATAATATTATGAGCAATAATTATGTAGGTGCAGTATCATTAAACGATTTACTTGGCGAAGGTCAGAGTCGTTTCTTTTACGGACTCAGAAGAACAGAAGACGGTACTTTATTTTTTGCTAAAGTAGACCAGTTAACCAGCACCGATACAATCACTATCAACATTCCAGGGCCTAATGCAAATAACTTTGAAGATTTTGAATACGGTGTAGATTATTTTGATGGCCGTAGTGCGGCAGATCACAGTCGCCCATATGCAAATTTGTATTATGATCAATATCGATGGGACACAAAAAATATGTATTATTACATTAACACAGCTGGCGAACTAGTTGCCCGTGTTAATCAAGTATACGTTTACAGTTAAGGAATAAAAAATGGCAGAGTTTAAGATAAACAGATTACGTTATACTTGGTTAGGAGCATGGGTCACCGGCACCGTCTACGGCAAAGACTCAGTAGTACAGTACAATGGTAAGACATTTGCATGTTTGATTGCGCACACTGCTAATGCTAACTTTTATAACGATTTAAATTTTGTAGATGCATTGGGCGCGGCAACTCCATTCTGGCAAGTTATCGTTGACGGCAAAACATGGAAAAACACCTGGGCCACTAATAGATTTTACAGCGAAGGCAACATTGTAGCGTTTGGTGGCACACTCTATACCTGCGTGACTCCGCATACCAGTACAGCGTTTGCTTCACAATCTGCCAATTGGATACAATACTCACAATTCACAAGATGGGACGCGGCCAATTCCAAAACCAACTGGACTATCAACACAGTTTATGGCGTGAACGATGTAGTAAAATATGGCGGAATAGTGTATGTGTGTAACGCAAATCATACCAGTTCTGGAGCACTGACTGCCGGCGCCGACCCTGAAACAACATCGGGACTTGAAGCAGATCAGACCAAATGGACTGTTCTTAATAGTGGTATTGATTATCAGCCAGCTGGCTGGTCAAACGGCACACGTTATAAATTAAATGACGTTGTTAAATTTGGAGCTAACTTATGGAAGGCCAATGCTGGTCACACGTCTAGCTCTACATTTAATCCTGCTAGATGGGCCATGTGGCTTCCAGGCGAATCGTATAATCCTACCACGTGGACTTCTAGCGGCCTATATCAAATTGGTGATGTTGTAAACTACGGCGGCTACCAGTATATTAATAATACCACAAATAATACTAACAATGTTCCATCCACTGATGCAACTAACTGGACGTTGTTTACCAAAAATTATAATTTTAGAAATGATTGGATTACTACAACTGCTTATAAAGTTGGCGACACTGTTAGAAGAAACGGTAGACTATATACTGCCATATCGGACGTTAGCGCAGGTGTTGACCCAAGTAATAGCTTGTTATATAAAACATACACTGCGTCAGGCAGTAGTGGAACAACATTGAAAGTAAATTCAACAACTAGTATTGTTGTTGGAATGATAGTGATAGGAGCAGGATTTTCATTAGGTCAATCAGTGCTTTCTGTTAGTGATGCATCCACAGTGATACTTGGCTATGGGCCTGACAGCACTCCAGCTAACGGCCAGACACTGACATTTGTTGGAGTTAGTACCGGCTGGGCGTTAGTAAATACTGGAAATTATTATATAGGCCCATGGGCAACAACTCCGTCAAGTTATACTATTGGAGATTTGGTAGTTTGGAAAGATGCCACATACATGTGTATTCAAACACATGCAAATACCAGTACGCTAAACACTGTGCGTCCTGATTTAGACACAACTAGATCGTACTGGTCGCTGTTTATTAACCATGATAAAAACAACAGCTTAACAAGTTTAGGAGACATTGAAGCATACAGTGTTGGCCAACCAACAGCTATTCCTATTGGAACAGAATCTTATTCTTTGAGAGCTACTACAAACACTGGTACTCAATTAACAACTCCTACATGGGCACATTTGCACGGAATTAATAATATATATTATGTTGCTCCTACAGGAACTGATAGCCTAACAAGCGGCTGGGGCGAAACTTGGGACAAGCCTTTTAAAACTATTGCGTTTGCTTGCAACTATGCCAACGCCGGAAAACTAAATCCAAATGCCAAAACAAATTTAGCCAATGCTAAAAATTGGATGGTTACAGAAATGTACTATTGGATGTTGTATCAAAAACAACAATCAATATCACCATTCACTCCAAGTTCCGTGTTTGATGCAACTAAAACTTTTAGAGATGCACAGTATGTAATCGATGCATTGGGTTATGACATATCTCGAGGCGGCAACAGTCAAACAGTGGCAAATGCACTAGCGTATTTTGCACAAGAAAATGCAAATACATTTATCAATACATCTACCGCCGCACAAATGCCTTATATTATTGCAGGCCTAAACAAGTTGTTGGAATTGATAGCTAGTGGTATCAGCGGTAATGCTCCTGCTCAGAGTTATCAAACTTTGATTGGTGCAACTTCATTTACCGGAAGTATCAGCGGCACTACATTAACAGTTACCAGCTCGCCAACCAATGCTGGAATTTTAATAGGACAAGTTATTAGCGGTGGCTCAATACCAGCTGGAACATACATTGTGAATAAAATATCAGGTACTGGAACTAGCCCAACTAGTTCGTGGACTGTTAGCAAAACAATTACGCAATCCAGTATCACAATTACCAGTGTTCCAGTAACACAACCCACTGCTCTGGGAGCAGAATTTAATGCACTGACTGAAATTACAAGTTTGTTTAATTTGATTATCACAGCATTGACAACTCAAAGCACAACAGCATTACCGACTCCTAATTCTGGAGTAACTGCCACTGTGTTTGTTAAGACTGGAACATACGACGAAAGTCTTCCTATTATTATTGGAGAGAATGTTGCAGTGTGTGGAGACGAATTGCGCGGCACAGTGGTGCAACCAGCAGTACGGATCGTCCAAAAAATTACCGCGGCATCAAACACATTTAACACATTAATAACTTCAGATACTTCTAAGTTAGCAGGCTCAATGCCAATACAACTGGTAACAACGTTTGCTGGTCTAATCGCAGGCACAACATACTACGTTATTGGTAGCAGTATTACCCCAACACAATTCAGCGTTAGTACTGTTCCGGGAAGTTCTACACCAGTTACATTGACACTGGTTACTAATGGATCTGTTACAATGTATGCTGGTGATTGTTTAAAAGACATGTTCCGTCTGCGTAATGGCAGTGGCTTAAGAAATATGACTTTGAATGGCTTACTGGGAATTATAGGACCGCTCAACGGATACCTTACACAACGTCCAACAGGTCCATCATATACCAGTTTAGACCCAGGTACCGGACCAACAGACACCACTGCTTGGATTTTTAGACGTAGCCCGTATGTACAAAACGTAACCACCTTTGGCGAAGGATGTGTTGGTTTAAAAATTGACGGAACACTACACAATGGTGGAAATAAATCTATAGTATGTAACGATTATACCCAGGTTATTAGTAACGGAATCGGCATTTGGGTGACTGGGCCCAGTTCAGTTTGTGAAGCAGTTTCAGTATTCTCTTACTTTGGCTATGCAGGTTATTTTGCAGAAGACGGTGGCAGACTTCGTGCTACCAACGGCAACACTTCGTATGGTAGCTATGGTGTTATTGCGGAAGGATACGACAATACGGAGATTCCTATTACTGGAATTGTGTTCAATCAGTCAAGCCAAGTTCAAGCCACAGTTCAAAGTAGCTTTGGTTCATCTGCCCAGCTAATTCGTACATCTTTTTCAAATGCAGGCGCGGCCTACAATACAACAACTACTAACCTGCTTATTTCCAGTAATAATTTTGAAACAAACTGGACAAACAACAATGTTGTGCTATCAAAAAATACAGTAGCACCAACAGGAAATGTAGAAGCATGGGCATTTACAGCATCGGGTACAAATGCATCCATTACTCAAGGGTTTGGTGTTTCGCCCGCAGGTGCATTATATTCTGCATTGTCAGGCATTGGCGGCTCAGGCTCTAGTGCAACATTTGATGTGAGAGTCACAGGAACTGCTTATGTTGTAACAACAAATTTTGGCGGATCTGGTTATATTGTTGGAGATCAAATTATCATCTCTGGAGGTTTACTTGGCGGTGTAAACATTGTTAACGATTGTACATTGACTGTGTTTTCATTATCGGGCACTGCAATTTTAACAGTTACATCTAGCGGAACTGTGCCACTGGGTAGTGCAAAAAGTTACACAACTAGTGTTTATGTCAAACGAGGCACTGCCTCTACGGTGGCTCTGGGCGCAAGCTGGACTGGAGATACCAGTATATCCAACGGAATAATTTTTAACTTTGACTCGAGCGCAATAACTCCGTTCAACGATAGTATAATGCCATCACCTACACAGTATGGAGCACTGTCATTGCCCGACGGTTGGTATAGATTATGGTTTGCATCGTATGACTCTACGGGATTAAACAATGCCATATACGCATCGATTATTCCAGTTGGTCCTGCAAGTATTACCGGCCAGTATAATCTTTTCTATGGCGCACAGTTAGAAAATTCATCAGTATCTGGATATCCATCCTTTTACTTACAAAATGACGGTGCAACTAGATACACAGCATACGCTAATTACAACATTGTTGGATCTGGTACTGGGGTAATCGCAGTGGGAGATGAAATTCGATCCAGCGCCGTGTTTGAAACACGAATCACTACTGACAGTGCTGGCATCACAGGCGGCGCTGGATATTTGACAGCCAGCAACAACACCCAAAGCGGTACCACACAATATGTACAGTTGGCCCAATCAGATGTAAACACAGCTCAAAATTATATTGGCATGCGTCTGTTTATTAATAGCGGAACTGGCGCGGGCCAGTATGGTTATGTTTCATCATACGATTCAGGTACTAAGATTGCATATATATTGAAAGAATCGTTTGATACATTGCAAATAATTTCGTCCAGCTCAGCAGATAACACAATGTTATTGGGATCAGCATTTGATACCAGTACCGTATACTCTGGACAGCCTGTTCAGTTTATTCCTACCTATTACAACACATCAGTAGCCACAATTGGAATTAGCAGTGTGAGTGTGACTGCGGCAATAGGTGGAACTACAAATACATTAACTGTTACCAGTACTGCACAATTACGTGCAAATATGCCTATAACTTTCAGCGGCGGACTCAGTGTGTTTAGTAATGTGTTAGCTGGATTCACATACTATATAAACGAAATTGTCAATGGCACAACTATTAAAATTTCAGACTCACTGTTTGGAGTCGATTGGCCGCTGTCAACTGCTACTGGAAATATGACATTGAATTATCCGTCGTATACAAATTACTTACAAGCAGTTACTCAAAACATGGTTGTTAATTATCCTATTCAGTTTACTGGAACTAGTGTGGGCGGACTAACCGTTGGAAATACTTACTATATCAACGATGTAGTTGACGGCAGTAATTTTACAATTTCAGGTTCGTTAGTAACAGTTTCTCCCACAGCATCCAACTCGGTAACTAGTAATACATACACGGTTACCAGCACGTCTGTGTTGTCAGTGTTGAATCCAATTTTATTCACAGCTGGTGCAGGAACACTGTTTGGCGGTGTTGTTGAAGGTACGAAATATTATATTAGTAAAATCAACAGCCCTACAGAATTTAGTATTTCGACCACTTTAAATACAGTTACAGTTAGTGCAACTTCTGGCACAGGAAACAACTTAATTACTTGTTCATCCACTACTGGATTTATTTCAAACAATCCAATCAGATTTGTTGGACTGACATTTGGTAACTTGGTTGCAGAACAGATATATTATGTGTCAGCCATTAGCGGAGACGGAGTTTCATTCTCAGTCAGTAACTTGCCAGGACAATCAGCTGTGAACTTAACAGCCGGAACTGGTATTTGTTATGCTAAAACATGTCCAGTGGCATTTCCGTTGGCAGCCGCTAGCGGAACTATGACTGGTACTAGTACGTCTAATAAAACACTATTAACCTACGGATACTCCACAATTAACGCTACGTTTTCAACACAATTATTTGGTAACGTGGTATTAGGCACGACTTACTATGTTAACACTATTGACTCGCTAACTAAAAAAATAACCGTTTCATCATCACTTGGTAATGTTGGAGTTAGTTCAGTCACATTGTTGACCAAAACAGGGTCTATGAATTTGGCCGCGGTTGGTTGGGATCATGTGAATCCTGGAACTCCGACCAGTAATACACTAGATTCATCAAGCGTATATTTTATCGAACCTAGAACAGTATATCAAGAACCAACATTCACACAAACTGCAATGGCCGCACCTATATCAGCAGGAGCCAATGCATGGAGCTCAATGGCATACGGTGACGGATACTGGATTGCTTTCCCCAACGGAGGATCTACCGCAACAGGATCTAGTGACGGATCATCATGGGTCAGTATTCCACTACCATCATCAGCAACCTGGAGTGGCATAGCATATGGTAACGGATATTGGATTGGTATAGCATCGGCTAGCGGTAATGTTATTCGATCTGTGTCTAACGGCCAAGGATGGAGAACCACATCAGTGGGAACTGTGGCAAACTGGAATAACATCAGTTACGGCAACGGCATATTTGTTATGATTACTTCTGACAGCACTGCCACAGCATACTCAACCAACTTTGGTGCAACATGGTCAGCTGGAGTAATTCCAGCTGGAACTTACACATCAATGACATACGGAACTGGTCGATTTGTAGCAGTGGGATTAGGAACCACTGCCGCATTCAGCACAGACGGTATCTCTTGGACAGCCAGCACCTTGCCAGCTTCGACCACATGGTCCAGTATTACCTACGGCAACGGATTGTTTGTAGCAGTTTCCAGTACGTTGGCTGTTACTGCTTACAGTGTAAACGGTTCTGTTTGGTACGGATCAAACTTAACTATTGCGGCCAACTTTGTTAAGTATGGTCAGGGTGTATTTTTAGCAGTAACTACTGGAAATAATATTGCGTATGTAAGTGAAGACGGTGCCAGTTGGAAAGTTAAATCAGTAAGTTCAAGCAACTACAGCACACTGGGATTTGGATTTACAGCATCAAATGCCGCTGGAAAATTTTTAGCGTTTCACGGCGCTTCTGCCGGAAGCGTAATAGTTGCTGGTACAAAAACAAAAGGCAGAGCAAATGTGGTATCCGGGGTCATTACAGCTATTAACGAATTTGAACCAGGATCAGGATACTCACTGGGAGTAGCCGGCGTATCATTCATAGATCCAAATGTAACAACATTGGCTTCGGTATCTTCTCGAGTTGCTAATGGTGCATTATCAAGCCCTACATTTGTTAACAGAGGATCAGGATACAACACTAATTCAACAGTTGTTACAATATCTGGAAATGGATATTCTGATGCCTTTCAAACTGGATTAAGCATTATTTTAAATAACTTAACACGTTTGCCACAACCTGGTGATAATTTACAAATTACTGGAGTGAGTCAAAACTATAAAATAACAAGTGCCACAGTTGCATTTGGAACAGTTGTTCCAAATATCGAAGCAAATGTTCAAATATCTCCAGCAATGACCACAGCATTTAGTCCAGCAAACGGCACAACAGTCAGTATTAGACAAAAATACAGTCAAGCTCGTTTGACGGGACATGACTTCTTAAATATTGGTTACGGCACTCAAACCCAATCAAATTATCCTGGAGAGCCAACAGAAACAGCATTACAACAACAAAATCAAGTTGCAGAAACAAACTTTGGTCGTGTGTTCTTTACTTCAACTGACCAAGACGGAAACTTTAAAGTTGGTAACTTGTTTGGGGTACAACAATCTACAGGTATTGTTACGTTAAGCGCAACTCAATTTGGATTAACAGGATTGAATACGTTGAGTTTGGGCGGAATAGCGGTGGGCGGATCAAGTGTTATTGTTACTCAGTTCAGTACTGATAGTACTTTTGTAGCAAACAGTGACACCATTATACCAACACAAAAAGCTATTAAATCTTACCTAACTGGCAGATTGAGTCAAGGCGGTTCCAACACATTTACTGGGCAATTGACAGCAGGGACTGTGTTGATAGGCGGTCCAGCTAAAATAGGATCTACAATTCCAAACGGTGTTGCTGGTTCAGTAGTTGTGATGAAGAATAAAGTGTATTTTCCTGCTGTTAGTGGTGCTAACCCGATAGACGGAAATATAGCGGCATTAGACTTTTTCATTAGAAGAAGAAAATAATTTGTTAAAGAACAAAAATTGCGTTAAGATAAATACTATCAGAGGAACAATAAAATGGCAGAATTCAAACTAGGTAGAATTAAATTTGTATACCAAGGCGCTTGGGCAACTGGGACTGCTTATGCAGTTGATGACGTTGTTACCGTGGGCGGTAAAACTTATATTTGTGTGATCAGTCACACATCAGCAGGATTATTTGGAACAGATTTAAATTTCAACCCAACAAAATGGAACGTGGTATCTGACGGTTCTAAATGGTTAGGCAATTGGACAAACAATACCTATTATAACATTGGCGATCAGGTCCAATACGGCGGAATTGTGTATCAAGCCAACACTGCTCACACAAGTATTGCAACAAGCGCACCGCTCACAGTTACAGGAGCTACCGGTACAGGAGCCACTGTAACAATAACATTTACTACCCAAGCAGTTGCTCCATTTTTAATTGGCTCTACTGTTACAGTAGCGGGAATTACAACCACAGCTAGCGGTTACAATCAAGCTGGTGCAACTGTAACAGCATGTACAACAACAAGTGTAAGTTACACCAATGCTACCAGTGCAACATACACCACAGGTGGTACAATTGTAGGCACAATACAAACAGCATTGGAAGCTGACCAATCTAAGTGGGATGCATTTGCATCTAACTTTTTCTGGGGTGGATCTTGGACAATTAACACACGTTACAAAGTAAGAGACTTGGTAACATACGGTGGTATTACCTACGTGTGTAACACTGCTCACGTTAGTGCAAACACATCTGCATTGGGTTTAGAAAACGACACTGCCAAATGGGATTCGTTTAACTCTGGCATTGTTTACCTAGGCGCCTGGAGTGGCAGTTCTTATCGTTACAAATTAAATGATGTTGTCAAGTACGGTGCTGATTTATGGATTTGTACCACACAGCACACCAGCTCAGCCGGCTTTGATAATACTAAATGGGGAATTTTTGTTAACGGTTTTCAATTTGAAAGCAGTTGGTCCGGCGGATCAACATACCAAATTGGTGACATTGTTACCTACGGCGGCTATGCTTATATTTGTAAACAAAACCATGCAACCACACAAACGCCAAGCGCAACTAGTTCTGCGTTCTGGGATGTGTATACTACAGGATTTAGTTTCCAGGGTGACTGGTCAAGTTCTGGCAACTATTATGTAGGTAGTGTGGTTCGTCTAGGCGGATATACTTATGTTGCCATTGCTGATAACACCACAAGAACTCCAACAATTAACAGCACTGTTGTTTCAACAAATTTTGTTAACGTTGATTCAGTAACAGGATTAATTGATAGTTTACCTATCACTGTTGCCACAACTGTGGGCGGGTTATCAAACACCAGTACGTATTATGTTATTGGAGCCACCGTTGCTACAACAACAGCAACACTAAACAGTGCAAGTATTAGTAATGGAAGCGGCGGCGCAGGAACAGTATTGGCCATTGGTTCAGTTGGTGCAGGCACTGTAGCTGTTGGCATGTATATTACTGGCGCAGGCGTAACTGCTGGAACTTATATTGTTTCAGGTAGCGCATTATCATGGGTTGTCAGTGCTAGTCAACTTGTGGCCGGCCCAATAACACTCACTGCTACATTGAATCAATTTAAAGTCAGTGCAACACCAGGCTCAGCAACCGCAGTGACATTATCTACAACTTCAGGACAGTCGGTGGTAGCAACTACTAATCCAACTCCACCGTTTGCAACATATTGGTCAAGATTAAATCCAGGTATTCGTTACAACTCAACAGCTGGAACATACACCGCAGTGTCTGCATCCAATGTACTAAGTTCTGGGGTCAGTGCAACATTCAACGTGACACGTAACAATTCTGAATATGCAGTCACAGTCAATGCAGGCGGCACTGGCTATGCAAGTACAGACACATTAAAGATTTTAGGTACTAGTGTTGGCGGTATTAGCCCAGCTAACGATATTTTTATCACTGTCAATACAGTCAGCGGCGGCGTAATCCAAGCCGCAGGTATTTCAACAACTGGTAATGCTGTTACTTGGACCACTGGCACAGCATACGTGTTGGGCGATGCTGTGTATTTTGGAGCAAACAGTTACATTTGCGTAAGCGCACACATTGGTGCTACCGGCAATCGTCCAGACAACGACACCACAGGAACATACTGGAATTTATTATCAGCGGGTACCAACAGTGCTGTGTTAACCACCCAAGGCGACACATACTATTACGGTTCAACCGGAGCACAACGTCTGCCTATCGGCACTGACGGACAAATTCTACGTGTTACCAACGGATTACCAGCATGGAGCTACTATGGTATTTTAAATAATATTGTGTATGTTGCACCTAGCGGAACAGACTCAATCGGTGCAGGCCAAGGATTAACATTAGACAAGCCATGGAAGACTGTTCGATTTGCGGCAAAACAGATTGAAGATGGCTATTTGAATACAAATGCAAGAGATTTGTTGGCAAAGAACAAACAATTTATTCTTAAAGAAGTTTCTAATTATGTAAGTTACATATATCAAGTAAGTGTAACAGGCACAGCAACTGGCGAATTTACAACAGCCAGTACTTCTGGATTGCGTGTTGGAATGCCAATTACGTTTACAGCACAAACTGGAAGTTTGACTATCGGTGGAGCATCTTTTGTATCCACAACTGTGTATTATATTCAAAGCATCACAACCAATGCAAGTTTCACAGTAGCTACCAGTTTTGGCGGCAACGCATCAACAGCGGCAGGCACAGGCACAGCCACTGCCAAGTATTACACAAGCCTTTTTTCAGAAATTGAACGTGATGCTGGATACATATTTGAAGGTGTAGTATTTGATTTAAGCCATGGCGGCACTTCTAAATCTGTAATAAATGCCAAGGCATATTTAAATACCAGCGGATCTGGATATATCAATGCTGGCGCACAATCACAAGCCGCAGTATTTGTTGGCGCTGATACATACATGTCTACTTTGATTGGCAATGTGCTAGCCAATACAGCACCAACAGTCAACTATCAGTCATTAAACAGTGTGGCCACACCAGCAACACAGATTTTTGACACCACACTGGTTGCGGAATCTGGTTCCACTGCCACAGCACAAAATTTAGTCGCTATCGTTACCAGTGCCATAACTGCTGGCGTATCAACAAATATTCCTGTGCCACAACAGCCACAAACCAGCGTCAGTGTTAAAACTGGTACATTCAACGAAGTATTACCGATTATAATTCCATCATATACTGCAATTGTTGGCGACGAATTACGCAGTACTGTGATTCAACCACAGCCAGCAATAGCTAATCTAGTTAATGACAAACCAAAATCTGTTGCGGCACTAGGAAGAGTCAAAGCACTGGTAAGTAGTTTGGTAGCTAACACTCCGATTACTGGTTCAGCTGGAAACAAACAAGTGCTTGCTACCACTGGTGCAAGCAGTTCAGCTGGTACTAGCACCGTTACATTTGCGCTACAAACAACAGTTCCATTTGTGCCAGGACAAAAAATTACAATTAGCGGAGTTACTCCAAGCGGATTTAACGGTTCTAAAACAGTAACAGCATGTACACTAAACAGTGTATCATTTAGTGGGTCTACAGCCGGCCCACAAACAGTAGCAGGCATCGCATCTAGCCAAGACACTAGTATTACCGCCGGCAATACAGGCAGTGCAATTGCAGTGGCCAGTGTTGTGGCCAATACTGATGCAATGCGTGACACACTATTAAATGGTACTGCACAAATTTTAGCATACAGCTTTACAAATCCTACCGGATATAACACAAGTTATTTGGCAGGCTATGGCGACGGCAAAACACAAATTGTACAAAATTATCAATTTATTAAAGATGAAATTTCAGCGTTCTTAAATACAAACTACAACGCAGTTTGGACAGCACTAGGTGGAGGCGGTCAAGCATTATGTCAACGTGATGTTGGATATATGTTAGATGCACTACAGTACGATATGACATATGGTGGTAATACACAAAGTCAAATCGCTGGCAGTACATATTATTCTAACTACGCACTAACTATTGCGGCAGTAGAAAAAGTAGCTACTGTTGCGGCTTATCAACGTTTACAACAAGTGGTACAACAAATTGTGCTTAAAACATCTGTGGCTGTTAGTGCCGGCAATGCCACTTCGCAAGTTGTAAGCGGCACAGCTGGTTCAGCAAGTGCGGCTACTTTTGCGGCACAGCGTATTGGTGATACAATTTACTGGATTAATAATACTGCACCGGATACAGGAACATTTAGCACAACTGGTTCTATTTCAACAACTGCTGGTGGAACACTGACTGTGACAGCAGTTGGCTCTGGTGTTGTTGTTCCTGGAGCACTGGTAACTGGTGCTGGTGTTGGTATAGGCACTTACATCACTGCACAAAATGGCGGTGTCAGCACAGTGGCATCTGCCACATATTCAAGTGGTGGTGCACCAACAAGTCAAACTTTTGTAGTTGGCACAGCCACAAACGTTGCGGCAGGTCAACTGGTTGTTGGTACAGGCGTCCCAGCTGGTTCTTATGTAATTTCATCATATGTTAGCGGCACAACAATCACACTAGTTAATTACTGGGGAGCTCCGGCATTCCTAATATCACAAGCCAGTGGCACTTACAGTTTCTATGCACCAGGTGCTACAGGAACTTATCTGGTAAACGTAAGCCAAACTGTAAGCTCAACCACAATTACTGGCTTTGATCAAATTACTCCAGTAACTAGTGGAGCAGTTGGACTAGCAAGCGCGGCATTACAAGCATCTTACAATGCTGTTGTTGCAAGAAAAACAGAAATTCAAGCTGACACAGTAAGTTGGGTTGCTAGATTTTATCAGTCAATGTTCTATAACACTGCAACATGCTATCGTGATGCTGGACTTATTGTTGATGCACTGGCATATGACGCGGCTCTTGGATCTAATTTCAATAGTATTATTGCGGCACGTTCATATTTTAGAGCAATCAGTTCCGCACAAGTGGTTATCAACAGTCAGTTGGCCGCAGAAGTTGGATCAATTGGATTCGTTGCATACAAAGTTGGAATGATTGCAGGCGCAGGCTCGGTAATTCAAATTAATACCTTGATTGATGATGCAATAGCATACATCAATGGCGGCTCAGTGCCACGTTTCTTCACATGGCCAGATTACACTGGTATAAGTGCAGACCGCGCGGCCGCGGCAAAGGTTATTTGGAGAAACAAAGCATTTATCCAAGCTGAAATTTCATCATTCTTAAGTACAAACTACAGCAGTGTTTGGACAAGTATTGTTCAGGCAACATGCACACGTGACGTTGGATATATTGTTGATGCTATTCGTTATGATTTAACATACGGCGGCAACTATGCTAGCAAGCAAGCTGGTATTGCATACTACTCACGTTTAAATGGTAGTTTACAAATTGGCGCATATGAAAAAGTTGCTACATTAGACGCATACACACTGTTAGGAACATTAGTTTCAGCAATTGCGCAGAATGGTGCTTATACTCCGTTGCAAGGAACTGTAAGTCGTGTAACAGCATCAGCATATGGTACAGGAACTGAAGGTACAGCGGCGGCCGCACTAGTTACTATTGTTTATAATTACATAGACACTGGCCTAACTACTGGCGCACCAAAAATTACAATTACAACAATTGCAGGTACTACTACATTTACCAGCGGCACACACGGGTTGGCAGTAGGTGATGAAGTTATTCCTCAATCAACTGCCAACGGACTAGTAGCTGGAACAATCTATTATGTTGCGTCAATTCCATTGGCAACAACATTTACATTAGCCGCAACATGGGGCGGCGCGGCTATAACAACATTTACCAATGGCACAGGTTTAAGTATTGTTGCAGAGAAAACAAATAATGCAACTACCACATGGGTAGCAAGCAATCTTACAACTTCTTACACTGCATTGTCTGCGGCCAAAGCAACACTACAAGCATCAGTAATTAGTTATATCACAACCAACTTCCCAACACTGTCTTATAACTCAGCCACATGCGCACGTGACGTTGGTTACTTGATTGACGCAGTTGGTTACGATTTCATGGTTGGCAGTAATTTCAAAACAGTCAAAGCCGCAATGAGTTATTATCGATCACAATCAGCATTGGTAATTGCTTCACAAAAATCTGCGACAATTTCAGCTTTCCAATACTTGCAAACTCAATTACGAATCACATTGAGCACAGATGCCACAGCATTGGCCAGCATGAATGCCAACATGACAACGTATTTGGCTATTTTAAACAACGGCATTGGCGACACGCCCGAAGTACATGGAACCATAACATACAACAATGTACAGGAAATACAACAAGGCGCCGAAATTCTACGTGCCAATAGAAAATTCTTAGCATATGAAGCCAGTGCATTTATTGATGCCAGTTACGGCGGAGCAGTAACAGCAACATCCAGCACTGGTAACACTATTACATTCAGTGCCAATCATAATTTAACAATTGGCGATCCTGTGCAATTTACCGCAGTAACAACAAAAGTCACTTCAGCAACAACTATAACATCAGGCGGCGTATTGACTGTGACAGCTGGTGGTACAAGCGGAATGGTAACAGGCATGCCAGTATCATTGACAGGAACAACATTTGGCGGAGTATCTAATACTTCAACATATTATATTATCAACGTTAATGCTGGATCAAATCAAATTACACTGAGTGCTTCTTACAACGGCAGTGCAATTTCCGTTTCAGGCGGTTCAGGAACAATGACAGTAACAGCAGGCGGCATGATTGGCGGACTTGCACTCAACACAGCATACTATGTGTTAACAGTGCCAAGTACAACAACTATCACTGTGTCTGCAACTCAAATCAACGCTGTTGCAATAACACTGACTAGTGGCAACGGTGCGTTGACCATGAATTATTATTACTTGCTTGAAAACTGTTTGAGAGATACACGAGCATACATTGATGCAATGGTGTATGATTTACAATACACTGGCAATTATCAAACATTGAGAGCGTCTGAATTATATGTGAACGCAGTACGCGGTTCACAAACAACAGATATGTTCCGTGTTCGTAATGGAACAGGGTTACGTAATTGCACACTAAATGGATTGACTGGAATTTTAACAGTTCCAAACATTTACGGCACAAGTCGCCCAACAGCAGGAGCATTCGTTGCTCTTGATCCGGGCTTTGGCCCCAACGATACCAACGTATGGGTAAGCACACGTTCGCACTACTCACAAAACGTTACCATGTTTGGAACAGCTTGCTCGGGCGCCAAGATTGATGCGGCCCTACATAGTGGCGGCAACAAATCCATGGTCAAGAACGACTTTACAACAATTATCAGCGATGGTATTGGAGTATGGTGTACAGGTTCTGGTTCATTGACTGAATTAGTTTCAGTGTTCAACTACTATGGCTATGCTGGATACTTGGCAGAACTGGGCGGCCGTATGCGAGCTACTAACGGCAACAGTTCATATGGTACATATGGTGTTATTGCTGAAGGTGTGGATACATACGAAACACCAATCTTGGCCAACTTAAATAATCGTTCTGCACAAGCGTTAATAAGTAACGTGGTTACTGATGCTGTAAATCTAATATACAGACTTGAGTTTAGTAATGCTGGTAGCAATTACACCAATACTATACCTACTATCAGCAGTTCGGGCTATGGTATTACTACAGTAGCGGACGAGTTCCGTGATGCCGCAGTATTTGAAACTCGTATTATTGATTTGAACGACACAAACGGCTTTGGCGGTACAAAATATGTCACAGCGGCAAACACTGCACAGTTAAGTAGCGTTGGTAACATAGTTTTAGCCGCTACTGACACTGCATTGAGTACAGCATACACTGGTATGCGTATACAAATCACAGCAGGTTCAGGAGTAGGTCAGTTTGCCAACATCTTAAGTTTTGAAAACGGCGGCAAAGTAGCCAAGATAATCAAAGATAGTTTTGCTATATTGACTATTACTGCAACTACAAACGGCACACCAAGTACTGTTACTGTGGCAAGTACAGCAACATTATTTGCCACAATGCCATTCTACACAGCCAGTACAGTTGGTGGTTTAACCGTGGGTACTTTATACTTTGTGCAAGCTATTTCTTCAGCAACCACATTTACTGTGTCTGCTACCAGCGGCGGCACGGCATTGACCACTGCAATAACAACAACCACAAGTACAGCGGCTTCTATGACTGGATCCAGTATTGCGGCAGAAACTTTAACTGTTGGTACACTGGCATCTGGAGTCATTTATGTTGGTATGACACTGACTGGTACCGGAGTATCAGCAAACACATATATTGTTGCTAACATTTCAGGCAGTGGAACTGGCTCAACATGGACTGTGAACAATACACAAACTGTAAACAGTACAACAATTACAGGCCAAATTGGCATGCCATTATATGCGGCAGGATGGGATCATGTGGTAGCAGGTTGGCCAATCAACAACGTGCCAGATTTAACCAGCACATATATTCTTGAACCACGTATCAACTACACTGAGCCAGGTTACACTGCCACTGCTAGAGCATTGATCGGTACTGGCACTTGGGAAGCAGTTGCATACGGTGCAAATCGTTATGTGGCAGTGGCCAGCGGCGCTACCACAAGTAATTATTCAACTGATGGCAGAACATGGTTAGCTGGAGGTGCATTGCCTTCAAGTTCAACATGGCAAGATATTGTTTATTCAGGCGGACAAGGCTCAGTTGCTACTGCCACACTTGGCGGATTTGGCGGCCAGGGCGCGGTGCTGACAGCAATACTGGGCACTGGAGACTTGGCAGGGCAAGTTGTTGGTATAACAATCAACACCGGCGGTACTGGATACACAACACCTCCAACTATTGTGTTTACAGCAGTTAGCGGTGGTTCTGGCGCTGTTGCAGTTGCCACTGTGTTGAACGGTGCAATTGCTTCGTTGACTATTACAATTCCGGGTTCAGGTTATAACAGTGGTGTAACTATATCTGTAGTAACTGATAGAGTAACTGGTATTACTATGAATGCATGGGGCAAGAATTACTTCAGTACACCTGCTGTGGCATTTAGTACACCTGCTGGAATTTCAGCAACAGTATGGAGTTCAGGCGGTACAGCAACTCTAAGCTCATATTATTCGTTTGTTAACGGTAGCACAACCAACTACTATCTATGTACAATTGCTGGAACATTTACATCCAGCGGCCCGATTCACACAAGCGGTACTACAACCAACGGTACAGCAACATTACAATACTTTGGTACTCAAGCTTCTGGCACAGCATTGTTGACCAATGCAGGAGTAAGCAGTATTACAATTGTCAATTCGGGCATTGGATACAACAGTATTCCAACCGTAACAATCACAGACAGTGCTTCACGATTTGTGGCAATTGCTACCGGTTCTAACGCAATTGCGTACAATGCACCAACAACTATTACCAGTGCGTGGAGTGGTAGTGGTGTAAGCAGTGGAAAAACTGATTTGTTGTCAATTGCATATGGCGCAGGATTGTTTATTGCGGTAGGCGGAACAACAAATACATCAAGTGTTGTTAGCACTACCGATCCTATATCTACTGGCAACTGGATTGATCGTTCAGCCGCAACCAACGTTGCTACTGCTACTGGATTCTACACCAGCATTGCATACGGTAGTGGAGTATTCCTTGCTGTTAACGGTAGTGGCGGCAATAAAACAATTACTTGCGCAGGTAATCCTGCAACATGGGTAATAGGCGGAAACTTACCAGCAAGCACCAACTGGACTAGCGTTGCGTATGGTAACAATCGATTCGTTGCACTAGCAGTTAACGGTGCAGTGGCATACACAGTGAACAACGGTACTACATGGTTTGCATGTCCAAATTCAACTGGCACAACTACCAGTATTTTAAGCTCAAGCTATACTTGGAGTAAGATATCTTACGGACAAGGTGTGTTTATGGCAATTGCCAAAGGTACTACTGTTTGTGCTACCAGCCCAGATGGTATCAACTGGACAGTACGAGCATTGCCAAGTTCAAGTAACTGGCAAGGTTTAGCATTTGGAAATCCAAGTGGCAACCCATTATGGGTAGCAGTAAGCGACACAAGTGGTACAGTAGCGGCCAGTATCCGTACTGGTGCGCAAACATTGGGACGTATAAAAGTTGCAAGCAATTCTGTCAACGAAGTACGTATAGCTGAACCGGGTAGCGGATATCCAAAAGGAACTGTGACAGGTGCAACGGGCGGTGCAACCGATGCAATATTAACTGGAGACACCACCAACTTGGCCAGTAACCAACCAGTAGAATTTACAGGTTGCTCAACAGCAGGTCTATTAGACAATGTAACTTACTATGTGATCAGTGCAACAATTGTTGCCAACACAAGTTTCAAAGTCAGTGCTACATCAGGCAGTTCAACACCAGTTAACTTGACCACAGCAAGCGGATTATCTGGCATGTATCGTGCAGGTCCGATTGTTACTCAAACTGATCCAAACAGAATAGTCACTGCCGCTCTACGTGTGAGATTGGGAGACGGTGCTGTAGCTAATCCAAGTATAAGTGCTCGTGGAACAAACAATGCCACTGCCAGTGCTTCAGTACAAGGCGACGGATTTAGTGATTTGTATCAATCAAGCAGTTTTGTGTCTGTAAGTAATTTATACAGTGTTCCAACTGCTGGTGCAAACGTGCAGTTTGCAAATATCACTGGCTCAAATCAGTGGTATAAACTGGTAAGTGTTACAATTACTGGCGGTATTGTTGGAAATTATCAAGCAACATTCCAGATTAATCCAGCATTGAGTGTGTTACTTGCACCGCCACACAATGATTTAATTACTACCCGATTGAAATACAGTCAAGTTCGTTTAACTGGACATGACTTCTTGTACATTGGTACTGGTAATTTCACAAGAACCAACTATCCAAACGTTGACCCAACATTGGCCATCACAGCCAATCAGGGATTATTCAGCGGCGGCGGTCGTGTGTTCTTTACTTCAACTGACCAAGACGGTAACTTCAACGTGGGTAACTTGTTTGGAGTAGCACAAGCAACTGGTACTGCAACATTGAATGCCAGCGCATTTAACTTGGCTGGTTTACAATCATTGCAACTTGGTGCGGTAACATTGGGTGTTGGATCAGCTATTATTACACAGTTCAGTACTGACCCGTTCTTTACTGCTAACAGCGACAGTGTCGTTCCAACACAAAAAGCTATCAAAGCGTATATTACAGCTCAAATTGGTGGCGGATCCAGCACTTTGAACGTAAATACACTAACAGCAGGACAGATTAAACTTTCTAACAACACAATAGAAAACACAGCTGGTAATGCAATTAACGTGATATCGAAGATGAACTTTATAGGCGGAGTTGATGGAGCACCAGTTGCTTTAGCATTCTTCAGTCAGAGATAACCATAAAAATTTGGAGAAATAAACATGGCAACAGGACGATTTACAACACCGCAAGCTAGCATACAGCTTGCAACAGGCAACACAACATTATACACAGTTCCTAACGGATTTTACAGTGTGTTTTCAGTGAACCTTGTCAACACTACTGCGTCATCAGTGACGGTTCAGTTAGCATTATCAACCACCGCTACACCCAGTACCAGCGAGTGGATTGAATACACCACAGTTATACCAGCAAAAGGCGTGCTGGAGCGTACTGGTTTGGTGTTGCAAGCAGGACAAAACGTTGTGGCTTTGGCCAGCGCCGGTTCTGCTGTAAATGCAACAGTGTACGGTATTGAAACAAGTACAAGTTAATATTAAAGAGAGATAAAATATGGCACGATATCAAACAGTTGTACCGCAAACTACAACAACTACAACGGCAACCGTCACATCGCCTGATGCCGGTTTGTTTACTAAAATTACAGGTAGTGCAACGTACAACGTTACAATCGGTGATCCAGTTTTATACCGTGGGCAAGCACAAGCATTTTATAATGCAAATACTCAACCAGTAAACTTGGTATTCACCACAGGCGGGGGCGGATTTTTCGTAGGCCCAACTACTCCAGGTAACAGCACCACACTGGCATTGTCCAGTGGCTCAGTTGTTACTTGTCGCTCAGACGGAACAAACTGGGTCGTTGGACTGGACGGTGGCGGTGCATTTGCGGGCACCACTGCTACGTTTACTGGCTTAATCACTGCATCGGGCGGCATAACAGCCAGTCCAACTACTGGATCCACTGTTACAATTAATCCAACTGATGTGGGTGCTATCAATAACATGACTATTGGCGGAACAACACGTGCCGCTGGAACATTCACTACGTTGACAAGTAATAATGCAACAACATTCACACGTAACGGCCAAGGTACAACAACCACTGACGTGGCACACTCTGTGTTAGTCACAGGCGGCATAGGTATTAGTGGTACAGCGTATGCAACCACTTTCGTTGGTGCGTTGACTGGCACTGCCAGCGGTGCAACCACAGCCACCAATGCCACAAACACTGCAACAACTGGTGCTTTTGCAACAGCCGGCACATATTATCCAACATTTGTTACGTCAAACAGCTCAAGTAATCAGGCCCAGCTCACTGCCACAGCGTTGACTTTCAATCCAGGCACTGGCACACTGACATCAACAATTGTTACTGCGTCATCAGATGCTAGATTAAAAGAAAATATAAAACCCATCACTGGTGCATTGGCACTGGTACAACAATTGGAAGGTGTGTTGTTCAATCGTATTGGACAAACCCGTGAAGAGATTGGTGTTATTGCTCAGCAAGTAGAAGCAATTGTTCCTCAGTTGGTGTTTACTGACGAAGAAGGAATGAAGTCAGTTGCTTATGCCAACACTGTTGCTTTGTTAATTGAAGCAATCAAAGAGCAACAAACACAAATCGAAGAACTCAAAAGGAAGGTAGGATAACATGGCAAGCATAACAGGAACATCAGTACGCCACGGCGCTCCCGTATTTGACCAATATTCGTCTGGCGCTACCACAACAGATCAAGAAAACAGCAACATAATTGTGAAAATTAGGTTTGGCAGTGGCTCCACTGTTAATCAAGTCACTGGTACACCAGACGGATCCAGCGGACTCATAAATGGAGCGCAGGTCGATATGGGCGTTCCAACCAAGGCCAACAACTGGTATAGAATATTTGCCCAAACATGCGCCGATGACAATGACGGTAACGTCAGCGGTATGGGGTTTCGCATTGAACGTTGGACTCCTAGTTCGGGCTGGCAAGAAGTTCTAGCACAGGGATCACACTCCAGTTACGATAACAACTATGCTGACTGGTACAGACAAAATCAAGGAATTTTCTGGGTGCCAACACATCCTTCGTTTCAAACTCAGCAACATCAATTCCGTTTGGGATTCAACAAGCATGACAACGGGCAGATCCGTTTTAATTGCAGTATTGGTAATGATCTCCGCCGTAACGGTTGGGAAAATAACATATACGAAGTGTGGGAAATAGACGGTGATCGCATCGCTACTACCGGCGCAATGTCGAGGTTTTAATTATGGCAACAAGTTTAACAGGAACAGGTGTTACCTACAACAGTGGATTGGTGCAAACTCGTAATCGAGTTGTGGTCAAACATCGTATGTGCAGTGGCACCACAGTGGATCAAGTGATTCAATCAGGTAATTGGGATCATGTGACCGGTGCAGAAATTAACATGGGTGTTCCAGCCAAGTCTACCAACTGGTATCGCATAGAATTCTATACAGACACTGACGATTGGGGGCCCAGTAATGGGGGCAGTGGTATGGCCCTGTATCGAAACACACCCACATCGGGCTGGGAAAGAATTTTAGATCCGGGCTGGCATGCCAATTACGATAATAATGCTGGAGATTTTTACACCACTATAAGAACAGTATTTTATGCTCCAGTGCATCAGACTTATCCCGGTGAAGTACATTCGTTTAGAATGTATGCTAGGCGACATCCGGATGTGGCAATGAGAATCAATTGCAGTATTGGTGCTGATCTACGACAAGCAGGATGGCAAGCCAACTTGATGGAATGTTGGGAACTAGACAGCGACATGGCCCAAACTACTAACTTAACGAGATATTAATATGCCAACAAGTATAACAGGAACAGGACTAGTAAATGCAGATGGGTTTACCCAGCCCAGCATTGAAGGAATTATCAAAGTGGGATTTACTTCGTCACAAAGCAGAGACTTTAGTGCAGGCAGTGGATTTGGACCACAGTGGCAGTATTCAGGATCGCAAGTTGACATGGGCGTACCTGCCAATGCCAACAACTGGTACAGAATACGCTACCAGACAATATGTGATGATCAAGGCGGCGGCGCACAAGGCACCGGCGCGGCCATTTATCGTAATACACCAAGTGCTGGATGGGTGCGTGTCATGGACCAAGGACACCACGCAACACTTGAAAACGACACTGGCGATCTGTATTGGATGTGTAATGTGGACTATTTGGTACCAGTACACCCAGCATACCCAACTCAACCACACAGTTTTAGAATATATCACGCCAACTGGAATGGCCCAGCTAGAGTACATGCTGGCATTGGCCGCCAAACACGCAATGGTGGTTGGGAAAACAACATTTTAGAAGTATGGGAACTTGATCGCTTTGTAGTGAACTCAGGTAACCTAACCAGATATTAAAATAATCAAGGATAACCAAAATGGCATTATTAGACAAAACACATTTGTATGACCAATTAAAAGCACCTTTCAGAGGTCATGCGTTGGAAGATTTATTAAAAAAACGAAACAGCAGATTTGAATTTAGCGGAAGTGCTAGTTTTAGCACAGAAGAAGAATATCATGCGTTGGATTTTCGAGATTTAACAGCGTCTGAAGAAATGAAAGCAGTGGATCAGTGGACTGGACTGCCAGGAAATTCATACACATGGGAACAAGCTCAAAATGAATTACCCACATGGGCCGAAGTTGAAGCTGAACATGCAGAGAATCTTGCAGACTACGAAGCCATGTCAGGCAAACGTGCCCGTGTATATCCTCACTGGAAAGACCAATTGGATATGTTGTACAAAGACATCGATGCTGGACTATTAGGCCCTGATGCAAAAACCAGTCAATTTTACGCCACAATCAAAGCAGTTAAAGATTCCAGCCAATAAATAGGTACATGGATGAACAAGTACTTTATAACTTAAATATAAACTATTCTCAAAATCAAAGACTAGCAACACAATTACTTCCTCTAGCGAGGAAGTTTTTGTCTGACCCGTCAAAATTGACGAATGAGTGGAACTATAAAAATACATATTCAGACGGAGTTGGACTAGCGTCTGAATTAGAACTTAAATTTTTTATAGACTATATACTAGAACAATCATACAATTATCTTGCTAAAAATAAACTCAAATTAAAGCCAACAGTCGAGCTGTATGTGTCTTTATTTGCAAGTGAAATGATTGCAGGCGATGAACATTCCCCACATACTCATCCAGGAGCACTACTATCTGGAATTATCTATTTACAAACTCCTCCTGATTCGTCTGCGTTGGAATTTAAATCGCCAAGAACTGCCAATTCATCCTGGTTAAACTATTTGGAAGAATCTAGTTATAGTAGCAAAGGAGAAATTATCACTATTAGTCCCAACCATACTATTATTATTGACCCGCAACCTGGACTATTTTTATTATGGGAATCGTGGGCAATGCACCGAGTTCCTAAAAATCAATCAATTGAACCCCGACTTACTATGGTATTTAATGTAGGCGTACGAGACAAAACATATGAAAAACTTTAATCCTAAAATAGACCCTAATAAAATATTTGTTGTAGACGATGTTGCACCCGAGTGGTTGTTTAACAGTTGGCGTACACGTATTTTGGAAGCACAACGATGGAAATACGGACTTGCGGCCACGCGATTAGACTACCAAAGATTTTTTGCTTTATGGGTAGCACAAGCAGGCACACATAGAGGCTTGCGTGGGCCATTTCCAGGAGATCACGAAGGTATTTGCAATGTATTTAACGATTTGTGGCAGGACGAAATTATGCCAAAACTGATACCAGATGGCCAGGTGGTTAATATTCATCGTGTACATTTTAATGGCACACTGCCCAGCAAAGAAGAATTAGGATTACACTACGACTGGTCCGAAGTAGACATGTGGACTATGGTGTATTATCTTGACGGCCTTGACGGCGACACTGTATTTTTTGATAATCCAGTTCCGGACGACAATGGAGATTTGCAAAGACCCAATGAAATTGCAAGAACAGCTTGGAAATTAAATCGTGCAGTATTTTTTCCTTCGTATTTTTGGCATTATGGACAACTACCGAGTGAAGGATTTCGTATTACGTTATCCTTTAATTATAGATTGAATCGTTGTGCCATCAATGAACAGCTGAGAGAAGACAGATGTATTGAAGATCCGCTTCTGCCGCACCCTGACCTAAAAGATTTTTTCAGCGAGTTAGATGAAAGAGCAATGCACGAGCAGTTTAAAAATCGTAGTCATTTAAAAAAATAAATTATTGGCCGACTGAAATTTTTGTAACAACTGTATATCTAGCATATTCTGCAAGCATGGACGGAGCTGTTGAAGAATGTTGAATCGTAGGGTCAAACACAATTAAACTTCCTGGCTTGATTATAGCTGAATAAATTATATCAGAACAATCATCGTTGTAGAAATTTGTGCCGCCGTGCCAATTAACATCCCATGTGTGATTTGCATAATGTATAATGCTCCAAACATTTTTTTCTTCAGCGGCAGTGTCTGAATGAATAACGTCAACAGTGGTAGGACCACCATAATTGATATATTGATCTCGACATTCGGCCTTGCCCCAATTTATTTCGCTTATAACAGACGCATATCTAGGATTAATGGTATGAGATAAAGCGGAATTAGAATCTATAACGCTCTTCCATTTGACATCTCTATCTTTGTTGTTTAGCAAATACACATCTATGTTTGATCTAACAAATTCTGAATTGACAACATTGTGATATATTTCTATATTTTGTCGTCTATTAAAAACGTTTTCGTAAACAACAATTTTTTTACCTTCAAATTCTATAGTTTTTTTAAAAGACATGATATTTCCTTATTTTGCTGGAGGAATAAAATTAATATTAAATGCAATACTAATGCGTTCTTCGTCTGTGGTGTTTTCCATAGTACCGTGTTGTAACCATGCGGGAAACAACACAATATCGCCGTCTTTAGGAATTAATTCAATACTCTGTGGGCTCATACGGCCTTCTGGAAATCCACAATTATAAATCATCATATTGGGATTATTAAAACAGATGCCACCTTGTTTGTCACTAACTCTAAAATAATAAACACCTGCTATAGTATAACCCGGATGAGAATGGTAGTCGTGTTTAACACCTTTTTCAGCAATGTTGATCCAGGAATTCATAATTTTAAAATTGCCGCCTTTAAGATTTGGCACTACTGGATCAGGGTTATTAACAATTACTGTCCATTCTACTGCGCTGAGATATCGATCCAATGCTTCGTGTATACGTGCTTCTAAGTTAGTTAGTTTATGTTTGCCAATTAAATCATCAGAGATAAAAAATCCGCCTAATGGATTTTCTTGTTTTCTTGCGGCTGAATCTCTATAAATGTAAGATACATTTTCTAAATCGTCATTATCTTTAATGTATTTTAGTGCGGCTTGAATTTCTAACTGAACTGGGTCATAGTTACCAGTAGTAGCATGATCTCTATAAAGCGGTACTGGAAAAAGGTTCATCATTGGCATAAGTTTGTTCTCATAATAGTGGAAATAATCCGGCACAACCAGTATCCATAATAGGTTCTGTTGTTATATCGTATCCTATAGTTATCCTATCACCAACATACGGAGTTACGACATTGACACGATGTAATCTACCGCCAGGCCCAAAATAGATTTGTCCTACTTTATTTGTTATTATATAATCTTTAAACTCAGTTGCGGTGTCTTTTGGATCAATTGATATGTATCCGTGATAATCCCACGCATGATTATGCCAATCTAATACATTATTTTCTGTATGTAAATTGACCCATGCTTGAAACCATAAGGGTTTATCGGGAATTTCTTTTCGAATAATATCACGCAACTCTTTGAATAGATTATAAAAATGAGTAGATCCAGCGGTAGCCGCAAATAAGTTATATTTGTAATAGTTTGCTGTGGTATCTTCTCCGTTGAACAACAATTTAATTTGTTCACATTGGTCTATAAATGCCTGTTGATTGGTTGCAATATAACTAGACTGAAATAGTTTATAATCCACGAGGGAAATCCTTAATCAGTTCTTTTATACTGGGTATTGTTTTGTTAGCAGGAATATGACTGGCTTTCACTAGTCCCATTACTCGATTTTCAACTAAATTAACAGGATCTAAATTAAAAGCAATACTGATGCGTTGATCGTTAGTTAAATTTTTCTGTGTGCCATGCACTAGCCAGCTGGGAAATAATATCACGTCACCATCATCTGGCACTATATCCGTAGTTTGCGGAGCCACATGCCCTTGCGGAAACTGGCAATAAAACATCAGCGCATTCGGATTGTTAAATCTAATGCTTCCTTGTTGACCGCTTACTCTAAAATAATATGTTCCTGATATAGTGTAGCCTGGATGACAATGCAATGTATGGGAGTCTCCCTTATCCATAACGTTCATCCAAGAGTCTTTAATTACAAATCCATCACATGTGGCTTTCCAGCCAATTTGTTTGATATATTGGTCAACTGCTTCGTATATACGTGTTTCTAAATGCTTGCAATTGTATTTTTCAATAAAATTATAAGTTTTAGCAGACAATACTTCTTGAGATTCTTTACAAAAATAAGATACTGTGGTAAAGTCGTTGTTTTCTTGTATAGTTTTCCAAGCGGCTTGTATTTCTAACTGAACTGGATCATAGTTTTCAATAGTAGCAGACACTTGTAATACTGGTGTTGGAAATAAATTATGTAATGTTGTCATAGTATTTCCGTTGTATTGATGTATTCAAGACTGATATTACCTGCAATAGTAGTACCAACATTGCCAGCCAATACAAAATGTTCTAAAAAACTGGGGAAAATTAGCATAGTGCCTGCTTTAACTTCAGGCTTCCAACTCATAACAAAACTATCGGCATATGGCCCAAGCTGAGATTCTATTGATTTCCAAGCAGGATTTAAAAATACTGTTTTAGATTCAGCAACAGTTTCATAAATTATAAAACTCCATTGATATTTTGCATGAATATGAACTTCTTGGGTATCCGTAATACTGTAATTATTACGCCATATAGCACCGATAGTTGGATTTTTATAGTTGCCTGTAGAACGCAAATGTTTGTCGATAATACCGCTTAGATAGTCAAATGTTTCTGGATGCATGCCGGGCTGATACAAATAATTACTAGGAGTATTACTGTGCCAGGTTGGATCAAAACTACTTTGTGTAATTTCAATTTTAGTCAAATCAACTTGATCGATAAACACAGGTATTGAAAATAAATCAATCTTCATTTCCAAAATCTCTTAAAAGGACACAACTTTGCAGGAGCATCTTTGATCAACGACCAGGATTTACCTGGCAAATAGTTTTTTAAGCGAGTGTGACTATTGATACGTCTTATTAGAGTATCGCTAGGATCAGCTCTTACTAAATTGATATCTTCTAAGTAATTGTCAAGATTTTTAAACTTGATAATGCCTAGAGGATCACCGCGTTTGAATATTGTTTTTTCAGCATGAAATTTAAATGCAAATAGCGAAGGTCTGAACCATCGACTAAAAGGAAACTCTCCGCCTATCAGTTCAGCATTGTGTGTGCGTATCATATCAGGAATAGGTTGTATTTCCAACCACATGTTTTTAACAGTTTCATCTTTAGGCCAGAATACCAAGTGTTGATTTAGTTGCCCCACAGCTACGCCGTTATATACAGAAGGTTCTTTTTGTCGACGATTATTACCAAACGGCACAATCTCGTTTATTAACTCATTTGCTTCATCAAACATACAGTAATTAAACGACTTGTCTTGTACAACGCCTGTTTCTTTATTGTAATTGATTTCTACATCTTCCTGAGAAAAGAATACATAGCTGTTTTTAAATGAATTTTTCCACGCAGGGCAAGCGGCATACGTGTGTTGAGAATAACTGTCTTTAAAATAAGTTAAAAATGGTACAGGTTGAATATACGCTACTTCATCCAATAATGGATGATCAAATGGTAACTGGTAATTTTCCATTCTCGGAGCATAATAAACAGTCTTCATAAATTACCAACCCCAACTAACTAGACTATATCTAGTTCCTTTTGTAATTTCATTTACTTTATGTGGGTATAAGAAACAACTAGGAAAAACAACAACGTCTCCTTGTTTTAAATCTAGTTTATAATCGTCAAAGAACGTTAATTCGCCGCCTTCATAGTCGTCATTTAACACTCCCACTAGCGACAGTACTGGTATTCCCTTCTGTTGGCCATCAAATAGCGAATGAATGTGATCAAAGTGTGGCCGCATTAGAGTATTTTCGTTATATCGATTGAGTCTAATACCACAACATTGACCAATTGTTTGATTAAAATTAGTTTCAGTACTTAATTGTTTACATACTGATTCATACTCACAAAACGATTTTACAACATATTCAAACACTAGTTGCGATACGTCTGGTGTTGGAAATAATACATCCAGTTCTTTCTCTTTATAAGACATACTATCATCTGTTTCTGTACTATACCATTCGTGTTTTTTCCAAGCAACATCTTTAGTCATTTCAATAACTTTTTCGCAAACGTCTTTTGGTATTACATTTTTTACTACAATAAAGTCTGTTAATTTATTATTCATTTTCTAATTCCGTAGAAGATAGCAGTTCGTTACTAACTAGTACTACATTTTTCATCCTATGTGCTTTAAACAAAATATTCAAACAGCATCTGTGATTATTTGGGTTTGGTAATAGTCCGTAATGTTTCATTGAAGCTGGGAAAATTACTGCGTTGCCGGGGATATGTGGAACAGTTGTTTTATTTCCTTCGTCATCCACAAATACAGTTCCACCTTCGGGGCAATCATTTAAATATATAACTACACTCCAGTGATTATCTTTATTTGAATCAATGTGAAAATCACCTCTGCTGGTATTATGGTAATAATTCCAAAAATATCTAACTACTTCTGCATTTTTAAACACAGGCATTTTTTCAAATATAGTATCTTCTGTACAAGACTTTAAACACAAATCTAAAATTAAATCGCCGTAAAAATTTAATTGTTTAAAAATTGGATCTTCGTTGTTGTCCGGAGAAAACTTAAAATCTCCTTCGTTGTCCTCGTAAGAACACAATATTAAGCCGCCATCGGTTGCATTATATCGTTTTTGAAACTGGTTAATATCAACACGGTTTGTGACCACTATCCATCTAGGGCATTCTAATAATTTTTTATGTACTATATCCACTATCTGCCTATCTAACAAATTAGGCAACAAATTAAGTTCGTTAGTGTTCATATTAATAATTAAACTCTGTCAAACTACCTTTATTTGTTTTGCCGCCGGGAACAACATTAAAAGAAATCGTATATCTAGTGCCTTCAAACGGCATTGACTCTGTAAAATGCGGTAACCATGACGGAAATAGAATTAAAGCTCCTTGATCAGACGGTCCCTCGAATACGCTGGAAGCCATTAAAGAATGACTGGCAACTGTAAAACCACTGCGAATTTGATATCTTGGATCTTCAAACATTGTTGGAGTAGGATTTTCAGAGACATAATATACTCCTGAAATAAAACTGTTGGGATGGACATGCATTCTATGTGCCCCGTTCTGATTTGCTTTGTTTGCCCATGCTATGACAATTTTAAATTCATCGCAATTGTACATAAATGTTCTACGATAGTCTTCCAAACAAGTATGTATCCAGCCAAACAGATCGTTGAATTCCGTGCGTAACTCCAAATGATTGTCTAATGTCTGCCACGGTTGCCGTGGCCCGGGTGTAAATGCTTCTTTTTCTAAAACTTCAATAATTTTTTTATTTTGTTCTACAAAATCCGGGTTGTCATAGCCTAGCAAATAGGTAGGAAAGATTTTGGCAACTTTTTTTACCATTAATCCTCGTGGATTATCTTCTTCTTCAAACATATATCACCCTTTAATTAACTGTGTGATATTTACTGTTAAAAAAAATACAGCTGACGAAATGTGACTATATTAAATCAACAATATCAAATACAGTTTGGAGTTTTGTGCGTATTGCACGGTTGGTAAAGCTGGTTCGCAGTCCTTGATGTAAGGGTTTAGGAGCCGCATCCATAGCGCACCATGCCCAGCCGTTGTGTTCCAAACTTAACACTGGCACAAATTCATTTTCAACCACACACAAGTATGTGTGAAAATGGAATACAAAGTCGTTACTGACAAATGTTTCCAAAGGAAGTGTTTTCTTGATGTCGGGTATAGCGCCAATTTCTTCGGCAATTTCACGTTGTAAACCTTGCCAGGGATTTTCACCTTCAACAGTGGTGCCACCCACAAGTCCCCAAGTGCCGGCGTGTTTGCCTGTGGCTTTTTGCAATAGTAAAAATCTGTGAGTATTTCTAGCGTATATTAATGCGCCACTACAAACAATGCGATCTCTTACAGTACCAGTCTCCATGCACCTGCCCTATATTCACCTTCAAAGCTCTTGACCCATGAAACTCCGTTCCATTTGTATTGAACTCCAGTGTATATATTCGTTTGATAGATCAAGTTCTCTGCATTCTGAGCCGCATCAAATACAACAGTCCATGCTGTTCCATTGTATTCTATAATATCATTGGCCTTGGCAATTAAAGTTCCCCACGCCACTGAGTTATTAGTATTGGTATTTGTTTGCGCATCACCTATATCGTCTATTAACAAATAACGTCTACCAGCCACCGGCACATTGTCCACTGGACTAAATGTTAGTGGATTAATGATAGCATCAAATGTTCCAGGACTAGCACGATATAAACTTGTAATTGTGGTGTTGCCCGGGTACGTGTCCACATTCCAAGTAACAGACAATGTGGTTGAATCCAATGCATTAACAGCAAATGTACCAGATACTTCGTATCCAGTGGGTTGAATCAAATAAATGCGGCTAGCTCCAGCAATGTATTTGCCAGGATATTGATCCAGCAATGATAACCAGTCAGCCGGCGCACCCTGTTTAGCTGGAATTGCCAACGAGCTGTTATCAGCAGTGGAATTTTCTCCGGGATTTAATAATTGTATCTGTCCGTTGATGGCCAAAATTCCAAAGCCGCCGCTGATGGTTGTGGATTGTGTGTTTAGAATTGAACCCAAACTTGGACCGTTACTGGTATTATCAACTCCGAGGCCGTCTATGTATCCATAATTTTCTGTACCAATGCCATCATATATGCTGGTAATGATATTTGTAATAACACCAAGTTTTTTGACCTTGACAGGCGGACTGATCCACATGGGAGTTTCCAATGTCAATGTTGCAATGTCTATAGGACTGTCGTTGCCCACCGGCACACTGCGACTGCTCCATGTCAAGTCAGTTAAATCTAAAACACTTAAACTTGTCCAATCGATATAATTGTCAGTAGTTTGTAATTCCAAACTTGGGTTAAACAACACTAGTATTTGTTCCATTAATTGTAATTTTTGTTCAGTGCTACTGGCCCATATGTCAACTTTGACTGTTAATTTGAATGGAGTTGGCATTAAACGCTCAACAGTATAGTTGCGACCTTGTCCGCTGGTATATTCGATGCCGTTTATGTCACGCTCTCTAAAATGCAGTTTGCCCACATAACTGGAGTCGCCTAATCTAGTACGATCCAACTGTAGTCCAGTGATATGCACAGCAATACGCGGCACTGCCTGCACTACGTTTTCACTGTTCTGTCTCATAATAGTTGCGGCCTGTCTATCCATATCGCCGTACATTACTGGAACTTGGTGCAATGTGTTGTCGCCATATTTCACAGTGAAATTACTAAACACGCGAATAATTTGTACTAGGTATCTACGTATCTGTTTGTCATAAAAAAATTGCATTATAGGTCCGCTCTAGGTTTGAGTGCTTCACTAAGACTTGAACGTTCTGGGAATGTTTCACCAGCAACTGTGGTAGTGTTTGTATTGTTGATAAAGCCAGTCTTCAATGTGTTACGAGTATTGGTGTTGGTCATGGTCTGACGAACTGCATCTTCAACTTTGATCCAGCGTGTGCCGTCAAAACGGAACAATCTGTTAGGCATAAAATCTGTTCTTAAATAAAAATCATCTTGATACGCAGTGGATGGAAATTGTATACCTGATCCAAACGTTGCGCCGTTTACTGGCACTCCGTCACCCAACAAATAACCAGTATATCCTGAGCGTACTGGCATGGCCGCAACAGCATCCGCAGTCACAATGTCAATACTACCGTCTTCGCTAGTAATGTCCGCAGTTTGATTGATAACACTACGACCAGTCAGTGGGTCAACTGCCAATGTGAAGAACTGACGTGTTTCATAACCGCTCAATGGAGCGTAGGCGTCTGCTTCGTCCAGTATACCTTGATTGATTTGTAAATCTTTGGCACGAGTACTGAGCAGATCCTGTAGTGTGGTCGAACTGCCTTCGGTGATTGGTTGTGCAAATATATCTTTATATTGTTGACTGTCCATAATTTTTTTAATTTTTAATCTGTACAAGTGCGGATACCACGTGGCACTAAATCCTTCGCTGGCACGACCCACATCTTCAATTACATAATATCTTGGTAGACTCACATCGTAATCATTAAATGCAAATTCGTCACGCAGATGTGGTAGTTCAATAACATCGCCAGTCATGGGCTTGCGACCAATATATTTGATAAAATCGTTAATATGCACAGTCATGAACAAGGTGTCGTTGTCGATAAACAAGCCAAACTGGCTTAGGTTAAAGTCTACATTTTGCACATTGTATATACCGCGAAGTTTGTACACACTGGAATCGTATTTTCTATCACGATTTTCTAACAATACCAAATCTTGAATCTGTGTGTGATCTTTGTTAGTTATATTTCCGTTGGCATCGGTGGTTTGAGTACCTATATATTTGTGTAGGTACACATCTGTACCGCCAACCTGAAACATTTCAGAAATCTGGCGGTCGATGAACTTGTAATCTTGCCCACGTTCGGGTTTATATAAGGATAGTCTTGGCATATGATATTTATCGTAAGCTAAATATGAGTGGAGAACTAAAAAATGCCAGATACATCTGCCAGTACCAGCTTGTTAGAGCGAAATAAAGTGTTTGATTACGTGCGAGATATGCTGGGTGACGGCATGATCGAAGTAGAACTAGATCCTAAACATTATGAAACAGCATTAAATCGTGCTATAACTAAATTGCGTCAACGCAGTAGTAATGCTGTGGAAGAAAGTTACTTGTTTGTAGAACTAACTGTGGATCAAAATGAATACAGATTGCCCGACGAAGTTATCTTAGTACAAAGTGCATTTCGTAGAAGTATTGGAAGTAGGACTGGTATGGGCGCCGGCGGCACATTGTTTGAGCCGTTCAACTTGGCCTACACAAATACCTATTTGATGAATGGTAGTCAACTGGGTGGACTTGCCACTTACGAACTGTATGCGGGTTATCAAAAATTAATAGGTCGTATGTTTGGTAGTTTTATAGAGTTCAATTGGAATCCAACCAAGCACATGCTGACTATTTTACAGCGTCCGTTTGCCACAGGCGAGCAAGTCATGTTAAAAACACAGAACTATCGCCCAGATTTTGTCCTATTGCAAGACATCTATGCCAAACAATGGTTATATGATTACACGCTGGCCGTTTGTAAGCTAATGCTAGGCGAAGCTCGTAGTAAATTTGCATCTATAGCTGGCCCAAGTAGCGGCATTCAAATGAATGGCGCCACACTAAAAACAGAAGGCACAGCAGAAATTACACAACTAGAAAAAGATATTGGGGATATGATTCCAGGCGGAACTCCAATGACCTTCATTATTGGCTAAAAAACTCTTGACTCTGTAATAAAACTGTTATATACTAGAGTTACTTTAGGGGGCTCTATGATTATAGGCGTATGTGGTTTTATTGGTTCTGGCAAAGATACCATCGCTGATTATTTGACTAACTGTCATGGTTTTAGACGAGAGAGTTTTGCAAATTCACTCAAAGATGCAGTGGCATACGTGTTTGGTTGGGATCGAACCATGCTAGAAGGTCGTACCACACAAGCCCGTGCATGGCGAGAGCAAGTAGACCCGTGGTGGGCAGAACGACTCAACATGCCTAACATAACTCCTAGATGGGTACTACAGTATTGGGGTACTGAAGTTTGTCGTAAGGCATTCCATGATGATATCTGGATTGCCAGCTTAGAAAACAAGTTGCGCCACAGCACCGACGACATTGTTATCAGCGATTGCAGATTCCCTAACGAAATTAAATCAATTAAAGAAGCTGGCGGCATTGTTATCCGTGTAAAACGAGGCGAAGAACCCGAATGGTACAAGGATGCGGCTGATATGAACGCAGGCGACCACTGTATGAATTGGGCACTTGCTTCAAGTCGCATGTCAAAGTTGAATATTCATGCTAGTGAAACTGCCTGGGTTGGTACTAAGTTTGACGCAGTATTAACTAACGATAGTTCTATAGATGACTTAATGTCCAAAGTCAAAGATCTGGTACAAGATCCCCTTGCTTCCATTGAATCCCTTCCTTATGTAACACTCTCTGACAATTAGCGCACACTGTTTTAAGATTGGCGTGACGGCAATTGTTTAAGTCGCCGTCCACATGAAAAACAGCAAACACTTCAGTGTGCTGACTTTTAAATCCGCATTTATCGCAGATATTTTTTAATTTGTATCCAGCATGTTGCCAGCGTGACACTTTCACACCACGCAAACAAGAACCGCATACTCGTCGATAATAAGGTTGCCCTTCTTTATAGTAATTAATGGCTACAGGTGCCCTGCCGCATCTACATAATGGTCGCATTTTATATTTAAGCCTTTTTCGTGCCTTTTTTAGGTTGTATACTAGCTTAATTTTGTAGTTTATCTATAAATACAATTGAACTAGTATTCACCGGAGAGTCAACACATGGCACAATTGAACAGCCCAGGCGTAGCGGTTACAGTAATAGACGAAAGTTTCTATACGCCAGCCGCCCCAGGTACAACACCTTTAATTATCGTAGCAACTGAACAAGACAAAGCAAATGGCGCTGGCACAGGCACAGCACCAGGAACACTAAAAGCAAATGCAGGAAAAGTTTATTTGATGACAAGTCAAATGGACTTGGGCAGTACTTTTGGTACACCCATGTTTGAAACAGATGCCAGTAATAATCCAGTTCACGCAGGTGAACGCAACGAATATGGACTTCAAGCGGCTTATAGCTATCTTGGAGTTAGCAGTCGCGCATACATAGTACGTGCAGATGTTGATTTGAGTGCATTGGCACCAACGACAACAGCTCCTGCAGGTGCTCCAGTAAATGGCGCATGGTGGTTTGACACAGCGGATTCAGTATTTGGTATATTTGAATGGAATGGGTCCACATTAACATCTACCAGCGTTGGCGCACAATCATTTACAAATAAAACTCCAACAATTATTAGCAATATCAATCAACAAGTCGGCGGCACAAGCAGTGGCAACCCACTTGCCAGCATTGGTTCTATTGGTAGTTACGCATTAGTGGTAACCACAACTCCATACAAATTGTTCTTTAAAAACTATCAAGGCACATGGGTAGTAGTTGGCAGTAACAACTGGACGAAGTCTTGGCCAACTGTGCAAGGATCAGCTCCTACAACAATTGCCACTAGTGATACGCTAATACTTACCACAAGTCCAACATCAACACAGAGCATCACAGCTACCACAACAACAGCACAGACGACTATTACTATTACTGGTACAGTGGTTCTCAATAACATTATCACAGCGGCAGCAATTACATTGGTAGCAGGTGATATTGTTGAATTTGCGGCTGGCGCAAACGGTATTTCAGCCGGTGTACGTTATTATGTAATAGCTAGCAACTTGTCTGCCGGTGGTTTTAACGTAAGTTTGACCAAAGGCGGCACGGCAGTTATAATTACTGGAACAACGTTAAGCACCACTGCCATAGTTACAAAACTTGATGGCTCAACTGGTGCAATTACAGCAAGTGGTGCAAGTTCAAAGCTAGTTGCTGGAAATGCAATCACTTTCCCTTCTACTGTGAGCGGCGCGGCTCAAGTAACATTTGGTGGAATCGTATTAGGTACAACATATTATGTTATTCAAGTTAGCGGTAACACATTCAGTATTAGTACAAGCCCCACTGGTGTACCATTAACACTTACATCGGGTAGCGGTACTTTGACAGCGAACGAAACAGAAACATCGTTACCTATCACAGGTGTTAATAGTGTTGCTGGATTAGTTTCTGCAATTGGTGCATTACAAACTGGCTTGACAGCCGCCGCTGGCACAGACGGGCAACTTATTTTATATGTAGATGGTACTGTTAACAAAGTTAATGTGACTGGTACAATGCTTACAGCACTGGGAATTGCCAGTGGTGACTATTATGCTCCTGCATTGTCGATTGCACCTCATACCAGTGTTCCAACATTCAAATCAAGTGATAGCTATCCTCGCCCAACAGGATCTATATGGATTAAAACAACAGATGCCAATTTGGGCGCAAGTTACAGTGTATATCAATACAAGACAGCTACTAATTCATTTGCTCCAGTAGATGCTCCTATATATGCAAACTCTCAGTCTGCACTATACAGCTTGGATACAGCAGGCGGTGGCGCCAATCTTGCAGTTGGCAGAAGCTATGTTAAGTTCAACGAAGCAGAATGGACATTCTGGGAAACAGATGCCAATGTTAGTTCAGGAACAACAGTAACCCGTTCTACTCCTGCATTAGCAACATTTAATTTATATACCCGTGCCAATGTGGGTGCTACAACAATTACAAGTCAAATTATTGGAACGACCAGCACAAGCACAACTACTACATTTATAAGTGCAACTGCTTATACATTTAGCATGGTAGAAAGTTTAAAAGGCAGTGCAAGTTTAAGCAGTGCTAAGACAATTAGTTGGTCTGGCACTGGAACAAGTGCTGATGCAACAACTATTTCAGGCTTGATTAATGCGGCTGGATTTGTAAATATTACTTCTAGCGTAAATGCAAGCAATCAATTATTAATTAATCATAAATTAGGCGGTGAAATCCGTTTTGCTAACGGCACAGCATCTCCATTAAATAACTTGTTTACAGCCGGTACAACAGCAAACTTATATGCGGCACCAGCAGGCGAAGCAACTTACACATTTGGTGTAGCAAGTAACTGGAAAGCTGTTTCATTATTTGCATCTGGCTTAACAACTGGCGCAACTCCTCCAGAAACAACCACAGATGACGGAGCAATTTGGTACAACGCCAGCGTTTCAGATGTTGATATTCTTATCAATACTGGTAGTGCATGGACTGGTTATAAAAATGTTGTCACAACAGCAGATGCCAACGGTCCAATTTTAAGTGCTACTAAACCAACAGTGCAAACAGACGGATCTACTGCATTGGTTAATGGTGATATCTGGATCGACACAAGCGATTTAGAAAATTATCCAACAATGTACAAATACAACAGCGTCACTAAGAAATGGGTACAAATTGATACGACTGACCAAACCAGCGAAAATGGTATTGTATTCCAAGATGCTCGCTATGGCACAACTGGCGGAACTGCTACTGTTGCTCCAAGTGGAACTATTGTAGAATTACTAACAAGCACCTTTGTTGACTTTGATTGTCCAGATCCAGCATTGTATCCAAAAGGTATGTTGCTATGGAATACTCGTCGTAGCTCATTTAATGTCAAGCAATTTAAACAAAACCATGTTGATCTCACAGTGCGCAATTTCCGTCAATCTGCTCCAGCTGGTGTTAGCCAAACAACATATTATCCACATCGTTGGGTAAGTATCGCGGCTAATCAAGAAAACGGTGCTGGAACATTTGGTCGTAAAGCCCAACGTGCAATTGTGGTACAAGCAATTCAAGCACTGATCAACTCTAATCAAGCAATTCGCGATGAAGATTCATTGTTATACAACTTGTTAGCTTGCCCAGGATATCCCGAAGCAGTCAACGAACTAATTGCATTGAATTATGACCGTGCATTGGCCAGCTTTATTATTGCCGATGTGCCTGCTCGTTTGTCCAGCGATGCTACCAGTTTAAGCAACTGGGGCAACAATGCCAAGGGTGCTGTAGATAATAATGATGATGGATTAGTAAGCTCAGATCCATATGTTGCTTTCTACTATCCATGGGGATTTACGAGTGATAATTTAGGTAACAGCATTGTTGTTCCGCCAAGCCACATGATGTTGCGCACGTTTGCACTAAGCGATAATGTTAGCTATCCATGGTTTGCACCAGCTGGCACACGCCGCGGTGGAATTACCAATGCAAGTGCTGTGGGTTATGTTGATGCTGATACTGGAGAATTCCAGTCAGTGGCATTAAACAGCGGACAGCGTGACACATTGGCCGCAATCCATGTAAATCCAATCACATTTATTAGTGGTAGTGGATTAGTTGCTTACGGACAGTACACACGCCAATTGGCCGCAAGCAGTTTAGATCGTATCAACGTAGCACGTTTAGTTGTTTACTTACGTAGACAGTTTAGTCAGTTGGCTAAACCCTATGTGTTTGAACCCAATGACACAATTACACGCAACGAAATCAAACAAGCCGCAGAAAGCCTATTGCTAGAATTAGTAGGTCAACGTGCTATCTATGACTACTTGGTAGTTTGCGATACAACTAATAATACACCAGCTCGTATCGATCGTAGCGAATTGTATATTGACGTAGCGATTGAACCAGTAAAAGCGGCAGAATTTATTTACATTCCATTAAGACTTGAGAATACTGGCGCTATCAAAGGTCTTGGACAATAACGGAGAAAACACATGGCAATCGCATCATTAGCTAATTTCACAGTACCATTAGCATCAGACCAAAGCGCAACATCGCAAGGTATGTTGATGCCAAAACTCAAATACAGATTTCGTCTGTCGTTTGAGAACTTTGGCGTTAGTACACCTACAACTGAATTAACTAAACAAGTTATTTCAGCGGCTCGTCCAAATGTACAGTTTGAAGATCAAACTATCCACATCTATAACAGCCAAATTCATTATGCCGGCAAACCAAAGTGGCAAACAATTGCAGTTAAACTACGTGATGACAGCACTGGTGCTGTTAGCAAGTTGGTTGGCGAGCAAATGCAGAAACAGTTTGACTTCTATGAGCAATCAAGTGCGGCCAGTGGTTTGGACTATAAGTTTACACTGCGTATTGAAATGTTGGACGGCGGCAACGGCGGTAGCACTGTTAATGTGCTTGAAACATGGGAATGTTACGGTTGCTATGTTAATCAGATCAACTACGAAGCACTGGATTACAGTCAAAACGGCCCTGCAGAAATATCATTAACTATTACAGTGGATAATTGTATTCAAACTCCAAGCGGTTCAGGAGTTGGATCTTCTACAAGTATCAGGCCAACAGTAGGCGGCACGCTAGCAACTGGCGGCGGTCAATAAACAAAAAACCCGCTAAGGCGGGTTTTTTAATGGCTAAATATTCGTATGGCCAATCAAAACAATAAACTTCTTGCAAATAATTCAAGCACTGCCACTGTGCGTGACTGGCAACATGCCGCACGTATGTTCACGGACAGCAATCAGATATATGGACCAAAACAAAAGTTCCTATTTCATGTTGCATTTCACATTAATAAAAGCGCATTAAAAAACATATCTATTGGAACAACCTACAGTACGCAGATTAACATGCTGGTTAAAAGCATTAGTTTGCCCAAGTTTTCAATTAGCGCAGAAACTGCCAACCAGTACAATCGCAAAAAGAACATACAAAATAAAATAACCTATGATGCTGTCAGTGTGAAATTCCACGATGATAATTTAGGTCTTATTAGCCAGCTGTGGCAAAATTATTACAGTTACTATTACGCAGATCCGGCCAGCGCAGGGATTCCGGGTGCGTTCAATCGTACAGCTATCAAAAAATTTAATTATATTAGAAGCAACTACGGATTAGATAACGGCTCTACTACACCATTCTTTGATTATATTACAATATATCAAATGGCCCAAGGACAATATGTTAGTTACAAACTAATCAATCCTATTTTCACTGCATGGAATCACAATGGCGTAGATTATGCTGGCGGACAAAGTCCGCATGATAACGATGCTACCATAATGTATGAAGCTGTGGAATATGGCAATGGAAAGATCGAACCAGGCAATCCTGAAGGGTTTGCATTACAAAACTACGATCTGACTCCAAGTCCATTATACAACGCCACACAAACAGCCGCCACGATGGCAGATATCAATACCACACCTAGTTTGAACAATATTAACACAATTCCAGATAATAAAAATAGTATTATTAACAATGCAGTTAAGACTGTTAATATATATACCAACAGTAAAACACCCACAACCAACACAAATACTATCTATAACGCGGCCCAAACACAAACTACTAAAAATAATAATCTTAATATTACGTTTCCCACGAATACTACTACTGCTAGCGGAAACACCGCTACTGCTTCTAAAATAGGTGCCAAATGAACGGATCAAACTTACCAATGATAACAGCTACGGACAGCACAGAAGTAGTTAAACAGTTCTTTGACAAGTTTTATCTTCGACCAGTCAGCTTCCCAGCCGCACAAATCGACGCAGTCGTGGCATTTTTTATGAAACGCGAGTTTGATACAGACAGCGCACGAAGCACAGCCATAGTATTATTAAATCAAGCACGTATTGACAACGTGGATGTATTTCAAATTATAGACACTATGAAAAGTTTAACTGATGCGCAAATGAGTCAAGTTGTGGCACAGATTTTGAATTCTTACAGAGAAAATACCAGCTTGTTGGGCTACAGAATTGCCAGCACAGAAAATCCGTTTGAAGCTCGCAACATATTGATATGAGTTTAAATTTTGCCAAAGGCAAATTTGCCATGAGCCAGCCTGAAAAATATGTAGGTCTTAAAAGTCCCACTTATCGCAGTAGTTGGGAATGGAGTTTCATGAAGTTTTGTGATACTAATCTCAGTGTACAAAAGTGGGCCAGCGAAGCTATCAGGATTCCTTATAGAGATCCTCTTACCGGCAAACAAACAGTGTATGTTCCAGATTTTTTCATACAATACGTGGATAAAACTGGCAAAATGATGGTTGAGCTTATAGAAGTCAAACCTGCAAGTCAGATGATTCTAGAACGTGTTGGTAAGAACAAGTACAATCAAGCACAATTTGTTAAGAATCAAGCCAAATGGGCCGCGGCCACAATATGGTGCAAACAGCAAGGCATCAAGTTTCGCGTGTTGAATGAAAATGATTTATTCCATCAGGGCAACGCATAAGTAATATTATGACAAAAAGACTTGAAGAAATATTAAATCTGCCAGAAAGCAAGAAGCTGGTAAAAGCTGAAGAGCAACGAGTTGCACTGGTAAATCCAGAACCGTTCCTACGTAGCATAGAAGAATTTGATAAAATTTCTGCTAGTTTGCCCGCAGTTAAGGGATTAGGAGATGCGGCTGATGCTGAATTTGACGCATTGGCTCAACGTGCCACAGATGCCTATGATGATTTGATGGATTTGGGGATGAACGTGGAAGCACGGTACAGCGGACGTATTTTTGAAGTAGCAGGCGGCATGCTTAAAAATGCCATAGATGCAAAAGCGGCCAAAATAGACAAAAAACTCAAAATGATCGAGTTACAACTTAAAAAAGCCAAACTTGATCAAGATGCTTCGGGCGGTGATGACGGTATTAACCTGCAGGGCGACGGAGTTATTATAACTGACCGTAATTCTTTGATTGAACGATTAAAGAAAATGAAATAAATACATGATGGGAACTACTATGAAATCATTTAAAGAATACTTAACAGAAAGCAAGAAAATCTACGAATTTAAGATTAAAATTGCCGGCGATTTGCCACCAGGATTTGAAAAAGATGTCAAACTGGGATTAGACAAGTTTGATGTGCAAAGCATCAGCAAGCCCAAGCGTACACCTATCCAAGAAAGTCCAATAGATTTTCCCAATGTTAAATTCAGCGAAGTGTCTGTATTTGATGTAGCATTGAATTATCCAACAACCAGTCAAGTGGTCAAGGAAGCACTTGCACAAGCCATACGTGTTTCAGAAAGCAAAATATTAGTTCGCACACTGGGCGAAGAGTCCGAAGCTGTGTTGAATGCAACTAGCATGGCGGCTCCGGACGGCAAGGGCGCATTGTTAGGAACAGATTACGAAAAATCCAACAATCAAGAACTAGTCGGTGACAAGCGTGTAATGAGTTTCTTGAAAGATTTAAGCGCAACCAAACACGAATTAGAAGAAGTAACTGGCACTAACGATCAGTTATTTGTTAAAGGAACAGCAAAATGAACTTTCATGAACTAGCACAAAAATTACGTAGAATTGACGAAGGATCAGTTGTTGAATGTGGAGATATGATGCCAGGCGCTATGATGGCACCACATGCTCCAATGCCACAACAAGATACTGTCAGCATGAATGTCAGCATGAATGCTACTGGCAAAGGCGGCATCAGAGATTTGATGAATGTTTTACAAAATATTGAAAGTGCAGTTAATCATGGCGACATGTACAAACCCTTAGATATCAGTTCAGATGAAATCCAACTGGATATTCCTTCAGCTGATAGTATGATGGGCGGTGAAGTTCACATTGAACCAGAGATGGATGAACCAGAGATGGATGAACCAGAGATGGATGCCGGCGATGTTGAATCTCCTATTGACGGAGATGAGTTTGGTAATGATGATACATTTGACGGTGAAAATGATGCATTTGGCGGCGAAGAACCTGCAAAAGCAAAAACTATAGATCCAGCAGTGGCCGCAGTGGTAGGTTATCTGGCCAGCAAAAATAAAAAATCCAACATAGAAACAGTTACAGATGAATCAGGAAATTTTGAAAATAGACCAGATCCATCGTATCAAAGTCAGGACTACATGTCAAACACACTGGCACAAGGTGCAGGCGAAGTACAACGCATGACAAAAGGCGGATATCGCAACGCAGATAATCCGTTAGCTATGAAAGAAGGCTTGCAGGGCCGTTTGGCAAACTTATATCAAGAAGTCAAGTTGAGAGAAAGCAGATAATTCATTGCAGTTAGCACTCTGTTCATAGTGCCAAATAGCTCCTTCGGGAGCTATTTTTTTCAGTAAATAAACATATGGCAAAATCACTAGACGGCGTCTTAACCAAAAAAGCGCACAAACAAGAACGATTCACTGAAGAACAAATTGGCGATTTGTTAGCCTGTGCTGACACCAAGACAGGCTATCATTATTTTTCTAAGAATTTCTTCCACATTCAACATCCTGTAAAAGGCAAGGTTAAATTTGAACCTTACACCTATCAGGAACGATTATTAGATGCGTATCACGATTTTCGATTCAATGTAAACATGTTACCACGACAAAGTGGTAAGACCACATGTGCGTCAGCATACTTGTTATGGTATGCTATGTTTCATCCAGATCAAACTATCCTAGTTGCCGCACACAAATACACAGGCGCACAGGAAATCATGCAACGTATCCGCTATGGATACGAATTATGTCCGGACTTTATTAGGTGCGGCGTGGTAAGTTACAACAAAGGGAGTATAGATTTTGACAACGGATCAAGAATTGTTTCAGCTACTACTACTGGCAACACCGGTCGTGGTATGTCCATATCCTTACTATATTGCGATGAGTTTGCTTTCGTACAACCTAACATTGCTGAAGAATTTTGGACTTCGATATCGCCAACACTAGCAACTGGTGGACGAGCAATTATCACATCAACACCCAACTCGGACGAAGATACATTTGCGTTAATCTGGAAAGAAAGTAAAGATTTATTTGATGAGTTTGGCAATGAAAAACTAGATGGAGTTGGGCGCAACGGGTTTCATGGCTTCCGTGCAGAATGGCATGAACACCCGGACCGGGATGAAGAGTGGAAGCGTGTTGAGATGGGACGTATCGGTGAAGAGCGATTCCGTCGTGAATATGGTTGCGAATTCTTAGTTTACGATGAAACGCTAATCAATAGTTTAAAACTGGCCGAGCTGGTGGGGCGAGATCCTAAAACTAGAATGGGTCAAGTACGCTGGTACAAAGAACCTGAACCCGGTCATCTCTATGCAGTAGCACTGGATCCCAGTTTGGGCACAGGCGGAGACTTTGGTGCTATTCAAGTGTTCGAATTGCCCAGCTTTACACAGATAGGGGAATGGCAACATAACATTACTCCAGTAGAAGGTCAAGTTAGAATACTGCGCGAAATACTAAGACATATTCAAGAAAAGATAGGTGAGAACAATAACAACAGTATATACTGGAGTGTGGAAAATAACACTGTGGGCGAAAGCGCATTGATATGTATTGCTGATCAAGGAGAGGAAACTTTCCCTGGAATGTTTGTTAGTGAACCGGTAAGAAAGGGCAATGTGCGCAAATTCCGTAAGGGGTTTAACACCACATTTGGCAACAAAATATCAGCATGTGCTCGCTTAAAATTCTTAATTGAAGCTGACAAAATGAAGATTTTTAGCAAGCAAACAATCAGTGAACTCAAAGGATTTATAGCCCACGGTACCACATTCAAAGCCAAAGTGGGCTTGCATGACGACTTGGTTTCCAGCTTGTTATTGATAGTGCGATTGAGTGCTGTGCTGGCAGATTGGGACATCAGAGTATTTGACAGCATCAGTACAGGGGACGAATTCCAAGAGGATTACGAGCCGCCGATGCCTATTTTTATATCAGGGCTGTGATAAATATCATATGGAAACAAATTTAAATCAAGTAGCAAAAGAAATTTACGGTAAAATTCAAACTAGGTTCCCCGGCATCAAAATCGCGGACGAAAAAGCTGAAGTTTTGAGTAAAAAAGAAGATATTCCCAAAGCTCGTTTCTTTGAGTTTGAGTACACAGAGCATGGCGAAGCGTTAGGTACAATTGCAATTAATTTAGATCAAGAAGAAGGCATAGTGATTCAAATCAGCGGCGACCTAACAGACGACGATGACGAAACTACCCATCACGGCGCATTTAAATTTATTAGAAGTTTTAGAAAATTTGCTAGACAACACTTATTAAGTTACGAAGTTGACCGTATGGGCAAGAGTAACTTGGATAAACGAGATTATGAATTCCATGCAAAAAGCGGAGAAGAACCAATGACGGAAAGTAAAATGTGGGGCACACCAAGAGTGAGCTATCAAGACCTTGGAGAAACAAGGTTAGTTGTTAAACACAGCAAACCTGTTAATTATGACCTAGCCGCAGGCCGCACAATGCACATTGAAAGCATTTACATTGAAAATGCTCAAGGCGAACGTTTTCGCTATCCGGTACGTCATCTAAATGGCGCCCGTGCAATGGCACAACACATTGGACACGGTGGCAATCCGTATGATGAGATCGGCCAACATGTTGTTAGTTTGAGTGAAGAACTAAGCAAACTTCGCATGTTCAAAGGATATGTTAGCCGTACTCCAGTTGTTTCAGAATCCATGAGCGCAGTCAACAACAAAGTGATTGAACGCATAGAACAAGTTAAAAAACAAATCCATCAGCTACAGCAATCCAAGCATTACGAAGAATTTGCAGAAAGTTTTGCACCAAGCAAATCTAAGGACATTCCAGAAGAAATTATGTTGGACTGGGTTGACCGATTGACAGTGCGTAGCTTCAAAGAAGAATTAAAAGATGTATTCCCATACATTTACAAATTAGTAGATGAAAGTGAAATCCCTACTAGAGAATTAGATCCTGATGATTTGTTAGCAGAAGAAGATAAAGACGATGTTGCTCCTTGGTATAAAGATAAAGCTGAACAGGATGCTGATAAGCGTAAATCTTCTTTTAAGAAAAA